TTCAACTACTGCAGAACTTAATATCCTTGACGGAGTAACTTCAACTACTGCAGAACTTAATGTCCTTGATGGAGTTACTTCAACTACTGCAGAATTAAATATACTTGATGGAGTTACTTCAACTACTGCAGAATTAAATATACTTGATGGAGTCACTGCTACGACAGCAGAGATTAACCATGTCGATGGTGTTACTTCTAATGTTCAGACTCAACTAGATGCAAAACAGCCACTAGATGCAGAGCTAACAGAGCTTGCAACAATGGCAAGTGATACAGCTAGTTCTTTAGCAGACCTGACAGCAGCAGAAGTTCAAACTTTAGATGGTGTTACTTCTAGTACCGCTGAGTTAAATATACTTGATGGTGTTACTTCAACTACCGCAGAACTTAATATTCTTGATGGAGTTACTAGCACAGCAGCCGAACTAAACATATTAGACGGTGTAACTAGCACAGCAGCAGAACTAAATATACTTGATGGAGTTACCTCTACAGCTGCAGAGCTAAATATTCTAGATGGTGTGACAAGTACTGCAGCAGAGCTCAATGTAATAGACGGTGATACAAGTGCTACTTCTACAACATTAGCAGACGCAGATAGAGTAGTGGTAAATGATGCAGGAACTATGAAGCAAGTAGCTCTTACAGATTTAGATGCAAGAGATTTTGAAATTGTAACTTCTGCACCTACAGATGGATCTGGTAAAAAAATTGGGTTTGTCTGGTACGTTGTATAACGAGGGTTTAGCATGGCAATTAAAATATGGGACGGTGATTCAATTGAAACACCAAACCCTATTGTCGTAAAGGTAACTGATGGAACACTACGTTTTGTAAATTATGCTGTTGTAAAAGAAACAGATGGCAGTCTTACTACTTTTTTTAATGCCATAAAACAAACTACAAAAAACACAACTACCACATTTTCTACAACTGCAAGCACGACTACCACTTTTAATACGACTTTTTCTACAACTCGATCTACTGCTACAACCAGATCAACCACGACAACTTTTAATACAACTCGATCTACTGCTACGAGCCAATCAACCACGACAACCTTTTCGACAAGCAAGAGCACTACTACAACCTTCGGAACTTCGCGTAGCACTTCTTTTACAACTTCGTATACTACAAGTTATACAACTAGTTATAGCACAGCTCTTGGTGGAAAGAGTGGAGGCTCCAGGACTACTTCGCATACTACATCGCAAAGTACTTCTCGATCTACTTCTCGTACGACTTCGTTTAACACAAGTAGATCGACCACAACGACTTTTAACACAAGTAGATCGACCACTACTTCATTTAACACAACAACCACTTTTAGCACAAGTGCGAGCACGACTACTACATTTAACACAACAACGACATTCGACACTACTGTTGAAACGTCTGCGAGCACGACCACAACATTTAACACAACTGCCACTACAGCTACAATTATATTTGAAAGAATTACAGCCACAGGAAACACAGGTTCGTTATTTGAAACAGAAGTAGCTTCGGCAAATGCACACAACGCTAGATATTGGGATGGCGATTCATGGGAGGAAGCATAAAATGACAATGACTGTAACAAAAATTAAGTATAGTGATATAGATCAAACGATCTTTGAAGAATGTTTTAATAAATCATTACCTTATTTTGACGGAGACAAACCAAATATAATATGGGATGAATTTCACTTAACTGCTAGTTCTAGCGCAGAAAAAAAACTTAAAGCTATAAGAACTTCATTTAAAAATAGAGATGACCTCGATGATCATCATATCTTTAAATTAGACATAGATGGAAGAATAGTAAATTATGGTTGCGGTAGGAGAGAAATTCAAAACGAAAAAATGTTTAACCATGAACTAGACTTGTATAGAGAAGATGCGGGTGGCAGTCAAGGTTGGTGTTACACTTTAGAGTACCATAAAGTAATAGATGAATTTTATAAAAGTGTTTCTGATGATTGTGTCAAGTCCAGTGTATGGGTTGTAGAAGGTTCTAATATGGAACAAACATATATTGATTGTGCTAGTTCTGGATGGATTAAATTTTCTACTCCTATAACTATAGAATACCATGACAAAGGTTTTAAATATAAAAAGCTAGTAGTAACTTTTACAGGATGACTTTTCTTAATCCTGCTTCAATAGCACTTGTAGGGGCCTCTACAAAAACGCTTGATGAAGCTATATCTCAAAACAAGTATTGGGGTGCTGCTCTTAGAGATTCTCTGTTAGAAAGCACTAAAGTTCCCCTATATCTTATTACTAAACATGATTCATACAATGATTTACCAGAAACTCCTGATTTAGCAATAGTCGCAGTACCTAATATTATTGAAGAAGTAACTAAGATTGTAAATAAAGGTACAGATAAAATTATAGTTATTAATACTTTAGATGCTTTTACAGAAAGAAAGTTATATGAAATTGTAAAAAACAAAGCAAAAATACTTGGACCAAACTGTATGGGTGTTCATTGTGATGCTTATTCTACTTTTCTTTTAGATAGAAAAACTACTGGAGATATTGGTTTAGTTACACAAAGCGGTGGTATTGGTGAAGCACTACTAGAGAATGTTCCAAACTTGAGAACAGTAATAAGTGTAGGTAATGCACAACATTACACAATAGAAGATGCAATCCAATCGCTTAGAGAAGAACCTAGTATAAAAAGAATTGCACTATATTCAGAAAGTCATATACCAGAAGATGATGATGTTATTACTTTGATGCCTAAATACAATAAAAAAAGCATCGAAACTGTCTACAATCATTCAGGTTTAACTTTACAAAAACATGAAGCTATTAATAATTTAAATGATTTTATTAAAATTTTGAATGAAAAAGTATTAGTTATAAGTAATTCTGGTGGATGGCTGTGCTTGTATGCTGGAGAAAATCCATATCAAAATGCAACATACATAGATACAAATGCTACAGGATGTCCATTAGATGCTGCTATAGAAATGCAAAAAAATTACGATAGGACAATTATTTTTTGGAATAAATATTACGATTATCCAGAAGAAAAAAGAGATACAAGTAATTTACTAATACCTTTTGAGATTATTATAAGCTGTGAAATTAAGGATTAATTATGTCTGAAGATCTTAAAGAAGAAATCCATCTTATTAATAGAAGGATAGAAGAAACTCTTTCTATATTAATAGAACATTTTAAAGAGATGGAAGAAAGAATGGATAAGTTAGAAGAAAAAGTAGGTTGCAATGACGATTGAGACATTAGCTTTTAACGATGTTCTTAACAATGAAATAGCACACTTTTTTAAATCTGGGAATATTCGTAGGTCAAAAGAAAATAATAAGTTAGATAAGATACATTATCTATTACCAAAAAAAGGTAATTACGGTACTAATTTAGAGTACGATATCTGGTACGACTTTGGGACCGAAAATAAAATAAGAGGTTATTTATATACAGATGTTATGACTAAGTTTGTATATCTAAAGCCTGCTTCAACTTTATACTGTAAGAAAGTAATAAGGGATGCTTTAAACGATGACATTACAGAAGAAGGCGAAAAGATATTTCAAGATATATCTAGAAATAACACAGACAAGTATGCGTTGAGACAAACAAAAAAAGAATACCCGTATGTTATTTTTTTAGCTGGAAGTAACATAATAAAAGAAATAACAGATGACATTAAAGTGAAAAGAGCTATTGATACAGAAGGAGCTGTGTTAAAACCACACCCTTTAACTTCTCCATTTGTTATGGCTTATTTAAGAAACCGTTATGGTAAACAAAACTTGTTAGACAGAAAACTGTCAGGGCATAACATTTTAAATAGAACAAGAAAAATTGGATGTACTTCTAACTCTGAAATGGGACTTATTGGTTTATCTCAAGGTAAACGCATAGAACTATTTGATCGTAAAAAAATTGCAACCAAAACCTACACTCCGATATACGCTGTCCTTTTTGAAAAAGGATATCCTGTTATTGATGATTTTAAAAGAATACTGTCGTCAAAATACTCAGGCTTAATTTACTATGATTCTGAAAATCCAAAACAAAATATAAAAAACTTTTTTAAGTATTTTAAAGATATACCTCATGTTAAACCTAAAAACCCTAAAAGTCTTAATACTGGAAGAAAATAATCTACTGAAACTTACAACAAATTCATTAGATATTAATAATCCAGAAATAACTTATAAAGTTATTACTAAAGACAAAATGTTAAAAAGTAGAATTGCTACTGCTTTAAGTAATACTAATGAAATAGCATTAGTTATAAAAAGCGGGCTAGTTGTTAATTTAAAGAATAAAGACCTCCCTACTAAATCTAAATTAAAAAAATACCATATGGCTGTTAGCCGATATGGTGTGTTTACTGACCATGAAAGGGTTAAAGAACATTATCAATATAGTTCTGAAAAACTTAACAAAAAAGTTTTAGATCTATCTATATTTATAATAAACCCTAAGAAGTGGAAAACAGTACCAGAAAAAGACTCGGGAGCAGTTAGAGATAAAAAACTGTTGTATATGCCTAGATACATGAACCATAAAGATGATATTTTGTTTGAAGAAGAGTCTACTGCTGCGATAGACGCCTTTAATTATGGAGTTTTAGGAGAACAAGCGTTAATACATAATTATCTTGGACCTATAAACCGAAAAAATATTAACGTATTAGAGATTTATGCGTACTGTTTTGATAAATTATTGCCCTATCTAAAAGGAGTTCCTAAAAAAGAAACAACTCGTATTACCTCGTTAGCAAACAAAACCCTTACTAAAATTAAAAACACAAGAGAGAAAATGCACTATGTCCACCACAAATAAACACATACGAATATCTGCTGTATACACAAAAGAATCTAGTATAGAAGTACCTGACGCTGTTCGTTATTTACAAGAACAACCGCCTCAAGTAGAAACAGACCTAGCTTGTCAGTCTGGTTTTTCTTCTATATCTTTTAACAAAGAAAAAGCATTTGAAGTAGATCTTTCGTTTCAAATAACATCTAAATATCAAGATAGCTATTTATACATACTTAATTTTATTCAAAGTGGTATATTTACTTTGTGTAATTACAAAGACGAAAGTGAGATTGAAGAAGCCTTAGCGGTAGATTGCCCTAATATTATATTTCCTTACGCTAGACTTCACGCTCATCACATAACAAACCAAACAGGATTTTCTCCTATACTAATACAAGAGATAAATTTTAAAGAGTTGTATTACAACGAGATAGGTAAAAAATACATTCAATGAGTTTGATAAAAAGTAGCGATTCAAGTTAAAATGAATAAAGCGTATAAGGAGTAACAATGGCAAAATTAGCATTTTTAAAAAACATAGTGGGTGCAGTTGCACCAACTTTAGGGTCTGCACTAGCAGGACCAATGGGCGGTATGGCAGGAGACGTTGTTGCTAAAGTGCTTGGTTGCGAAAACAATCCAAAATCAATAGAAAAAGCAGTACAAAATGCCACTCCAGAACAAATGTTAGAGCTTAAAAAAGCAGAACAGCAGTTTGAAGTGCAAATGGCAGAGTTAGAAGTTGACGTTTTTGCCTTAGAAACTAAAGATATTCAAGACGCAAGATCGAAGTTTTCTAAAGATTGGACGTCTAGAATTATGGGATTAACTGTAGTTGGTGGATTTATGGGGTATATCTTTCTAATCACGCTCCAGCCTCCAGAGCAGAACAGCGAAGCATTGATCAACTTAGTCCTCGGCTATCTTGGAGGTCTTGCAAGTGCTATTATATCATTTTACTTTGGTGCCTCTAATTCTAGTAAGGATAAAGACGAATGAATAGAGAAAAACTTATAGAAGAACTGAAACGAGACGAGGGAGAAGTTCTTACTCTTTATAAATGTTCTGCAGGAAAAAATACAATCGGAGTAGGCAGAAATGTTGATGACCGAGGGATTACAGTAGAAGAATCTGATTTTCTACTAAACAATGACATAGACCTTTGCGTAAAAGAATTACAGACTACTTTTTCTTGGTTTAATAATTTAACAAACACAAGAAAGCGCGTGTTAGTAAATATGTGTTTTAATCTAGGTTTATCTAGATTACTAGGATTCAAAAAGTTTTTAGCTGCTATAGAAAAAGGAGATTGGGAAGAAGCTGGTGTGCAAATGCTTGACTCTAAATGGAGTAGACAAGTAGGGGCTAGAAGTCACCGCTTAAAAGATTTATTGCTGGAAGGCTAATGTACTATAAATTAATAACATTTA